CGCTCTTCAAGAAGCTGGCGGTTCGTGGACGGCTCGTTCCCACTCGTACATTGGACAAGTGGATTGAGAACGGTTTCCTTCCGCTCCAGAAGCTGCTGCTCCTTATGGAGCTTGCTGCTGAGGAAGGGTGGAAAATCGATCTCTACGAGGAAGTGAGAGAACTGAAACTGAAGAAACAGAAATCAAATGCCAGTACCAAAGCAAATACCGCTGCAGAGGGATGCGTTCCCGCTGAAGCATTACCGGTCGGAGATTACCAAGCGCCTCAACAAGATTGCGTCGCTTGAAGCTGAGATTGAGCTTCTCAACGAAGCCATCGTCAAGTCATACGGTGAGCGTTTCCAGAATGCTCTGAAGATGGCGAACAAGGAACACGGCAAGGTCACGATGGAAGTCGATGGCGTGCGAATGTCCTACGAGGTTCGCCGCTCGGTTTCATGGGATCAGGAGGCGTTGCAGAAGCTGCGTGCAGCCATGCTGCCAAGCGATGCCAAGGTGCTCATCTCTGAGCGTCTAGCAGTGCGTGAGGGCGAGATGAAGAACTGCATCGACCAGCGCATCCACAAGCTCGTGGACATGGCGCGTACCGTGAAGTTCCAAACCCCGAAGATTGAGTTCTACCCTGACGAAAATGCTTAAGATCATCAAAGCCGACGAGCGCATGAAGCGCACAAACGATTGCGTGAAGGCAGTCATCTTTGGGCCAGCCGGTGTTGGTAAGACCTACCAAGCCCGCACGCTTGACCCAAAGTCCACACTGTTCGTTGACCTTGAGGCCGGTACGCTGGCACTCGGAAAAGACTGGAAGGGTGATGTCCTTGACATCCGCTCGACCGCGAACGACATGGGCGCCCATCCGTGGGAGCTGGCACGCGCCATAGCTCTCTGGCTCGGCGGGCCTGACCCAGCAGACCAAGGCGCATATTCCCGCGCCTCCTACGAGGACGTGTGTAAAGCCTTTGGCGACCCAGCCGGCCACTCGCAGTACACGACGCTGTTCGTTGACAGCATCACGGTGGCAAGCCGCATGTGCTTTCAGTGGTGCCAGCTTCAACCGGAAGCCTTCAGCGATAAGACCGGCAAGCCGGATACCCGCGGAGCGTATGGGCTTCTTGGGCGCGAGATGATCCGGTGGGTGACCCAGCTTCAGCACACGCCGAAGAACGTCATCTTGGTTGGCATCCTTGAGCAGCAGGAGGACGAGCTTAAGCGTAAGCATTGGGAGCCGCAGATTGAGGGAGCAAAGACCGGCAGGGAACTGCCAGGCATCTTTGACCTTGTGATGACGCTCCAGAACTTTGAGGCAGAGGACAAGACGCAGTATCGCGCCTTTGTGACTCAGCAGCAAAACCCGTGGGGGTACCCCGCAAAAGACCGCTCAGGCACGCTTGAGCTTCAGGAACCGGCGAATCTTGGCAAGGTGCTCGAGAAGATTCGTGCGGGTAAACGCATCGACACCAGCAAGTAAACTAAATCAAATTAGACCATTATGTTCAGTTCAAAATCAGGAAACGTCGGAAATAACGCAGGAAGTCTCATCCCAAAAGGTACGCTCGCAGAGTGCAAGTTCGTCATTAGGGACACCAAGAACAGCCAATCGACAGGAGGTATGTACCTTGACGTTGAGCTTGTGATCCAGAGCGGCGACTTTGCAAACCGCCGCGTGTTCACGAAGATTGCGGATCCATTCGATCAGCGCAACTCGGAGAAGTGGCGCGAGATGGGTCAGAGTGCTCTGGCTCGGATCGCTGAGAGTGCCGGTGTTTTCCAAGTTGGAAACGACGAGTCCTACGCGCAGTTCAACTCGGATGAGAACGTGCTTCGCATGGCGGAAGCTCTGCAAGGCGCAACCGTCCGAATCAAGGTCGGCGTGGAGAAAGGCACGGACGGACACGGTGACAAAAACTCAGTGGCAGATTGGGGGTCACCAAACCCAGATAGCAATGGTCACCGGACGTGGTCGGCTTTCGATGCGGCACCAGCTGCACCGAAGTCTGCGTTCGCACCGAAGTCTGCAGCAGCAGCTCCAGCCAAGGCTTCTGGAACCAAACCTGCTTGGATAAAGTAGTCTAGGTGTGTGTGAAAAGGTCAGTCGTGGTTGTTGCGGCTGGCCTTTTTTTGTGCTCAAATGCGTCGGGGTTTTAGGGGCATGGTGCCGGAGGAGACCTTCGGACGGGCTGCATTTGAGCCTAGTGAAACAAACCCAATAAACTAAATCAGATGATTCTAAGACCTCGCCAAGAGGCATTTGTGTCGTCCTGCGTTGACGCACTCAAACGATGCGGAAACACGCTCGGCATCGCTCCAACTGGAGCAGGTAAGACCGTGATGGGCGCAGCCATCATGGAGCCGTTCATGGACAAGGGACAAGTCCTCGTGCTTCAGCACAGGGATGAGCTTGTGGAGCAAAACCGTGGAACTTTCAAGCGGTTCATGCCGAAGTGCAGCACTGACATCTTCAACGCCGAACGCAAGTCGTGGTCGAAAGGTGCTACCTTCGCGATGGTGCAGACGCTTATGCGCGAGCAGAACCTTGCGACGATGCCAAGTGGCATGCGTGCAATCTTTGTCGATGAGTGCTTTCCTGCTGGGACATTGGTTGACGGCAAGCCAATCGAAAGCATTCAGCTTGGAGATACAGTTAAAACGCATCTTGGAACCGGAAAGGTGACTCATGCGTTTAAGACGGTTCCTTCAAGTTTCGTCGTCATAAAAATACATGGCGGCAGAGAACTTAAATGCACTGGACAGCATCCAATATGGACTCAAAGAGGGTTTGTTGCTGCTGAAGACCTTAAAAATTCAGATGCATTGCGTTTTGAAAAAACACAAGCAGAACCAAAACATAAAAGCTCTTATGAATTGCATCTGGTGGAAGGTGTTGAGGTTCAAAAACAAACAAGTTGCGGAACATTTGGAGGAATGTGTCCAGACGGTTTTGTCTACAATCTCGAAGTCGCAAACGGAAACACCTATTTCGCCAACGGATACTTAGTACACAACTGCCACCATGTGGCGGCTGAGAGCTATGGGCGCATTCTCGGCGAGTTTCGGCGCCGCTCGCCGGATGGCGTGCTCCTTGGGCTGACCGCAACACCGGAGCGAGGCGACAAAAAGTCCCTGACTGCGTTCTTCGACAACATCGGCGACAAAATCTCCATTGGCGAACTCATCGGTGCGGGAAACCTCGTGAAACCTAGGGCGTTCACCATGGACATCGGCCTTGGTGACCAGCTCTCAAAGGTGGAGACCATCGGCAACGAGTACAACATGTCGCAGGTCGAAGCCATCATGGACAAGCGTGCCGTGAACGCTGAGATTGTGCGGCACTGGAAGGAGAAGGCTTCAGACCGGTCAACCGTCGCGTTCTGCTCAACAATTGCGCACGCTGAACATTTGCGCGACGCGTTCCGCGAGCAAAAAGTCAGCGCCGAAGTCGTCCACAGCGAGTTAACTGACACAGAGAACCAGAGCATCCTGAAGCGGTTTGACGTTGGGAAGATTCAGGTTCTGCTGAACGTCGCCAAACTCACGGAGGGATGGGACTGCCAACGTGTAGGGTGCGTGGTTCTGGTGCGTCCGTGTTCGCAGAAGAGCACCATGATCCAGATGATTGGCCGCGGACTGCGTCCCTGCATCGATGCACGCCGCTACCCCAACGTCACAAAGAGCGACTGCATCGTCCTCGACTTTGGAACCTCGCTGCTAACGCACGGCGACATTGAGGCTGGTGAGCGCATCTTCCAGAAGGAGCGCGAGAAAGGTGAGGCGCCTGAAAAGAAGTGCCCAGAGTGCGGCATCCGCATGCACGCGTGCATCATGGTTTGTCCAGTGTGCGGCTACAACTTCCCGCCGCCAGTCGGATCCACCGAGGCGCTTGAGTACTTCGAGATGACCGAGATGCAAATCATCGAGATGTCGCCGTTCCGCTGGGAGAACTTCTTTGAGGGCGCGGTGTCGATTGCGAACGGGCTTGTGGCGTGGGCCGGAGTCATCTGCTTTGGCAACATGTACTACTCGCTCGGCGGGCAGAACGGGCCGGTCACACTCATTACTCGCACCCAGAGTAAGGAGATTGCTTTGGCTCAGGCGGATGACTACTTGCGTCAGCACGGTGACCGCACCAACAGCAGGAAAACACGGTCTTGGCTCAAGCTGCCACCTACGGACTCGCAGAAGCAGCACCTTGGTGCGACCATGTTCGGCATGTCGCGGTATAGGGCAAGCTGCTCACTGACGTGGAAGTTCAACGAGTCGAAGATAAAAAAGGCAATCCTTGGCTAAAGACGATGGTAACAGTCACCGAAAACACAGGCATGGAAGCGTTATATGAAGAAATCGTCGTGCCTGAACTCATCAAGCAAAACATCATGCAAGCAAAACAGATAGACAATCTCATTCAAAAGGGAATCGAACTCAGAAGCCAGTTGGACAGGGCGATGGAAACGCTGGAGCTTTTAGAGCACAGGCTGCGTCAGCGCATCATGAACGATGAAGGCGCAATGCCAGGAGACCGCTCGGCTCTTCTGATGGCCGATATGATTAAAGCGGAGGTGTACAATGCACACATCAAATGAGCATCCTAAGCAAACGGACTGGAAGCACCTCCTCCATGACTTTGTCCAGTGCTGGCGTGTCGTTGAGTCTATCCGACAGGATATCAATTCTGATGTTGTTGACCGCCTTCGGCTGCATTGCGTTAACCGTATGTCGGAGATTGCCAACAAAATCGAAGCAGAAATGAGCAAATGAGCATCTTCAAGCCAACGAAAAAGAAAGAGTTCGGCTCACCGTCCATCCAGTCAGCTATTGCGTCCCTTGTGGACGAAGCCAAGCTGCTTGAGAACAAGCGCCAGAAGGCAAGGGATTATCTCGGCGCTTCACGGTGGGGGGAAGAGTGCCTGCGCCGATTGCGCTACGAGTTTGAGCACATTCCCGTAGACCAAGGCTCAGGCTTCCGGCCTGACACGCTACGCATCTTCGACATGGGGCATGACGGAGAAGCACGGGCAGCACGGTACCTGCAAGCCGCAGGGTTCAAGCTCGACACCGTAAAGCCTGATGGCTCGCAGTTCGGGTTTCGCGCTGCAGAGGGAAAGCTGGGTGGACACTGTGACGGCATTATTGTTGGTGGCCCTGAGCTTGGGATTGCTTACCCGCTCTTGTGGGAGAACAAGGCGCTCAACGATAAAAGCTGGAACGACACCAAGAACAAGGGGGTGCGCGAGTCAAAGCCGGTGTATTTCGCCCAGCTGCAGGTGTACATGGGTTACTTCGAGCTTGAGAACTCGCTCTTCACCGCAATCAACCGTGACACAGGCGAGATGCTTTATGAGGTTGTCCCTCTCGATGCCAAGGCAGCGCAGGAAGCGAGCGACCGCGCATTGCGTGTTGTTACCGCTGACGCTCCAGAGGATTTTGCAAGAATCGGGCGCGAGAAGTCGGACTTCCGGTGCAAGTGGTGTCCGTACAACGGCACCTGCTGGGAGGAGAAACAAGTAGCCATGCCCACATCCAGTCCGT